AGCATGAATGAAATAACAATAAGAGTAGTAGGAATCCCTGCTCCTCAAGGATCTAAAACCCTTACACGTTGGGGTGCGATGATTGAAGCATCTAAAAAAGTAAAACCTTGGAGAACTGATGTTAAGGAAGCTGCTCTTGAATGCTATTCATCAGGAGCATTGAACTTACCTGTAAGAGCAGATATAGAATTTGTTTTTCCTAGACCAAAATCACATTATGGGACAGGAAAAAATGCAGATGTATTAAAACCTTCAGCACCTAAATTTTGTACAAGTAGAGGTAATGGGGACATTGATAAGCTCTCTAGATCAACTTTAGATGGATTGTCTGTTAGTGCTGGAGGTAGTGTGTTAGAAGATGATTCTCTTGTTGTCGAACTAAATACAAAGAAGAGATATATAAATAAAGATGAATTACCAGGAGCATATATTGCAATATCCTCCATTTGTGATTAGTATACTATTAGTTTACTAATCTAATTAAACATGACCACATTAACAGAACAACAAAAACTTGTTTCTGCTCTAATAAAAGCACAAAAAGAATTTCCAACTATGGGAAAGACTAAACAAGTTGGTGTAGGTTCATATGGATATAGCTATTTACCTTTAGAGCAAATGCTTTCATTGGTAACACCAGTTTTATTACAGAATGATCTTTCACTTAGCCAAGGTTTTAGTTATACACCCACAGGAGAAACACTTTTGGTTACAAAACTTTTACATAAAGATGGAGGAATGATTGAAAGTCAATTGCCTTTATTTTTATCGCAAAAAGATATGGATCATCCTAAAAAGAATCAAACACATACATGGGGTGGTTCTGTTACATATCAGAGAAGATACAGTATTAAATTAATACTTGGACTTGAAACTGATATGGACTTCAATATGGAGGAAGAAGAAAAAGTAGAAGACAAAAAAGAAGATCGTATTAAAAGAACCCCTGACAAACCTAATGACAAAGGTGAGCCTGTTGAATCTATAAAGGATAAGAACTATGGTAACCCCATAGCGAAACCTGTTCTTGATGTTCTTGTAAAAAAGATTATGAGTTTATCTGAAAAGTATCCTGACAAAAAAGATGAAGTATTGAACAAATACAAAAAACAATACGGCATAACAGCAGAAAAAATTGGCCCTGCTGACATAAGAACTGCTGAACAAGGTAAGTTCCTTACACTTCTAATAAATGAAATTGATTCAACCCTATGACTCAGGAAGAAGCAGAATTTGCAGGGAAACAAGTTCTAAATCAACTTCACGAACGCAAGCTAGATCGCCATAAAGATTACAACAGAAACATCTTTTCTATTAGAACTGATGATCAACTTGCTCACAAAATAAGAACTTATTGCAAAGACAATAATGTTCCTCCCAATCAATTTATCAAAACTGTTTTACAAAACTATTTCAATGACTAATTCTCAATTTAATCCAGCTTTACCTTTACCTATCAAATTCAACATAAATGATGGTAAATTTGGAAATCAACTTACTTTATGTATACCTGTTGAATCTGTTACACATTTCATGGAACATATACAAAACCTAGTAAATACAAAACAAGCAGATGGAAAAGTCTATGATTTCTCAAAAAAAGAAAACGTTCAAACTAAATGTATATATATCAACGCTAAAGCGATGGAAGGAGACTACGGAGTTTATGGCAACATTAATCCGCAAAAGATAGAGGGTGCTCCTAATACGCAAGGGCTATTTTAAAATTATTTACAAAAGGCATATGTTTTGAACTATGCCTTATATTTAAAAAATGAAACCAGTAAGAAAGTCTGTGATTAAGTTACGCAAACTTAAAGAAATAAGACGTAAAAATTTAGAAAAGAATTTTATAGAAATTCAAATGAAAGGACAAGATCATTACATATTTATTAATGAAAGAGGTAAAGCTCAAGTTGTTACGAATGAAGGTAATTGGGTAAGCGAACATATAAGAACTGCTGTTCTTAAATACAATTATGAAATTGATAAAATTGGAAAATTATTTATCAAAGATTTTACAGATGAAGAAATTAACGAATACGAAAAAACTTTGCAATAGGATTTCTTGGTTTAGTTTTTCTCATTTTCTCTACAACACGATCAGCTTCTAATTCTATAAGCCTATTTAATAATGAAGCCATAAAAATATCTTGATCAAATTTTTTTCTTATAAGGTGAGTGCAATATCTTTTTATATTATCTAAATCGTTAGCTTTCATAATTTCTCTACATTGCATTTCAACCTGTAATTCCAATTCTGGAGGTGCTGGTTCTATATCAATATTGAGAAATTTAGTAATTTTCATTTCTTTGCAGGTGGAAAAAGTTGTTTCTCTAAAATTGCAACTGCTTTATCATCAAGTGTATTTGTCGTTTGCTTGGCAATTGATTTTAATAAATCTATGACTAATTTCTTAACAGCAGTTGTTGTTAAAAATGTCATTAAGATTGGTTTTAGGATCTTATACATAAAATAAATATGTGTTACTTCCCAAACATAGCTAAAATGCTAGTATTGGACAAGAATCTTAACTTTTATGGAAGATCAAGAGCCTAGTAAAGTCGAAACGGTAGTAAAAGTTTGTGTTCTTTTGTGGTCTGCCACATTATTGAGTTTGTCTTATTACGAACCTCCATCTGGTAAGAAGATAGTAGACTTTGATCCAACTTTTATTGCAAGTATTTTCAGTGCTTCCACTGCGTCACTCGGTTTTCAGATAAAAAAGAAAAAAGATACTATAGATAGTAAGACCTCCAAACCAACAGCCAAATGAAAAAACTACTTCCATTTTTATTTATGCTATCTGCTCCAGTGTATGCAGATATAAAACAAGAATTTGTAACATCTGCTCAGATAACAGTAGATATGCCATACGTTGTTACGAATAAGGTAGGCACTACATATAGTCTTAGCGGAAATAACATTACACCATCTGTAACTGTGGGAGATACTACAACATCAGGAAAGATTGGTGGGATTAATGTTGGTTCGTTATCTAATGGCGTTCCAGCAATGATTCAGACAGATACAACTATCACAACAGCGGGTTCAGCATTTAGTAAAACAGAATCCGTAACTATGGGAGATGCTACACCTTCTGCTGTAACTCCTTCTAGTGGTATCGCAGCTTTACCAGTGTTAGGTGGACAGACAACAGTAGGATCAGGTGGTACTGCTGGATCTCTTGCTTTAACTTCTTTATCTTCTGGTGTTCATACTTGTACCGCAGGTGGATCAGGTACAAGTTGCATAGGATCTACTAAAGTTACTATTACGATTGACTAGACTTTGGCTGCTGGTTTTATTAGCATTACCTGTAAGAGCATTAGCAGTGCCCGTAGTGCCTCAGTTCCGTTCTGGATCTTCTCAAACTTCAAGCACCTCAGAACAAGTAGTAAATGAAGTTATCACAAGTCACCAATACCGCACAGGATATTCATACTCAGCGTCAGGACATAATATCGAATCTGAAACAGGATATATCAACCCTACTCCTACGACTACGAATGAACAAACAATCGGAGGGGTGAATTTTAGTTGGACTTCACCAAACTTAGAAGCTATTCCTCGCTGGTCAATAAATACAAATGGAGCAGCATTTTCTCTTCAAGAGACACTAATAACTCCAGGATTAGACACAGTAACGACAATAACAAGACAAATAAATACAAGCACCACAACAGAAACTACAACTACATTTGGACAATAGCTATAATCCTTTGCCCTGCAAGGGTTTTGGCTAATACAACAGTAGCTTCTCCTTCGTCAAATGCTCAAGGTGTTGTAAATAATAATGCAACGATGATAACCCCATCATCTATGCCATCTTACAGAATGAGTCAAGGCATAGTCTGTGCTTCTCCTAGCCTTACAATTACACCCTATGTAACTGATAGTTGGTCTTTTGCACGACCCAAAGAATATATAACAAGAACACCAATATATGACGAAAATACAGGTGAGATTAAATATTATTCTGAAATACCAAGATTTGAAAAAGATAGCTTCAATTTAAACTATGGTATTTCTGCACAGCTTAATATTCCGTTGGGTAAATCTCCAGCGCTTTGCCATAAAGCAACTGAAATAAATATAAAAAACCAAGAATTATTGTATAAAAAACTAGCTATGGAAATTAGTCTTTTTCGTTTAGAACAATGTGCTACACAAGCAAAATTAGGGGTTACATTTAAACCTAATACTCCTAGTGCTATTACCTGTGAAGATATTGTTGTTAATATCCCACCAAATCAAGTTATCCCACATACTCACGAAATAAAGTAGACAAGCCACGGGCTGTGGTAAGGCTTGTCTAAAGAAACAACTGCCGACATCTAAATTAATAGATACACGCTCTAATTTTCAACAGGTCACTATGCCTGTAACAGTTGCTTATGTATTATTCTACATCTTTTTTCTTCTTTGTAAGTTTTTTAACGATATTCTTAATAGCTGGTTTGATTATGTTGAGAATAAGAGGAGAACTCGCAGCCACAAGGCCGATAACAGCAGTAGAAACAATAGTACTAAGTTCTGGTATATATTG